CCATGCCGGTCCAGCCAAATTGTTTCGGCGGTATCGGGCATCAATTGCAGCGCGAGCCAATCGAGAAATTTGAGCAACAACCGCGCGAGGCCCGCTTGCGCATCCGCCATGACGCGCAGCACCGTGTTGCCGACGACTGCCGCACCCGCCAACGACGTGGTGATGTCGTTGCGCACCATCTCGCGGACTTGCCGCAATGAGGGAGTCTGCCACGGCATTAGGGCCGCCATCCGTAAGGCGACAACATCGGCTCTTCGGTCATCGCCGCCCACAGGTCTTGAAAGACAAGCTCGATCTCAGGCAATGGCCCGCGCCAGAACACCATGCGGACATCGACGCGCTCGCGGCCGATGCGCTCGGCTTGCACATCGACGGCGCTGCACATTTTCATGCTCACGAGCGGTTGCACCGCGTTGCGCGAATAGGTTTCTGCGCGCACGACCGTGTCACCCTCCCACGACCATGCATCGGAGATTTTTGCCCGTTCCAGCAGCCAGTTTTTTGTCCCGATAGGCCAGCCACGCCAAATCGAGGCTGCATCCATGTCGCCCCACCAACCGCGCCGGTCATCGCTATCGGGATCGGGACGAATTTCGCTCACATCCGCCAAGGCGTCGGTCATCAGCGCGACCTTGACGTAGTTCGCCAACTCTTGCCGCTCATCGAGCACGCCGGTCGGCATCAATAGCCAATCGGCGACGGTCTCGCGCAACGATGCGCTCGATACGATGCGAACGTCTGTCATTGATTTTCCTCAGAAGCTTAATCCGACCGGCGGCTGCGAAAGCACGCGCAGATGGCGCGGACAGAAGCACGGATTTATCACCCCGTTCTGCATTTCGATCTCATCCGAGCGCGACGGATCGGCGTAGATGCGCTGCGCCAGATAGAGCGAAGGCATGGGCGCGCCCGTGCTGTAGGTCATGAAGCGCGGTAGCTGTAGCTCTTTGGTCGCAAGATGATTGATCATCTGTCCGCTTAGTGCGTTGAGGCTCTGATAGTAGGAGATATCCAACTCTTCGAGGCCGAGCGCGCGCGCTGCCTCGAATGCGTCGCGCATGTGCAGGATCATGTTCTGCACTTCGGTTTGCGTCGGGAATGCGATGCGCGCGACGATCCTGCATTCTTCCGCAAGCGTCATGACCAATGCGTTTTGCATGACGACTTGCGTAAAGCTCGATGTGCTGGCCGATTGCGACATCAGATATTGCCGCGCCGCTTCGATCCCGGCGTATTGCGCGCCTGCGGCATCGGCAGCGAGAAAGATGGCCTGCAAATCGGTGCCCAGCGTAGTGCCGCGAATAGCCTCTTCGGCATGGTCGCGCAACGTCGTCACGAGTCTGCGGCAAATATCACGTGACGGCGTTTGCCCCGGCGGCAGGCTCATCAATATGTAATTGAGGAACGTGCGCAGCATCTTTGCCGCTTCGTCGGCCTGCGAGAAGTAGCTGCGCGGCCAGGGCGCAACGATCTCTTGCACGGTCAAGCGCGGGAAGCCGAAGCGCGGCCGATCAATCGTATAATCATTCGCCTTCAGTGGCGTATTGATTTCAATCGGAAGGGCCGGGGCAAAATCTAATGCGCCGGTCGAGAAATCGGCAGGCTTTGCGAATTGATAATTCTTGAGTAGAGGCGGCACGCCGAAGGCTGGCGCGGATATGATCATCGCATTGGTGAAGAGGACGTACTTCTGGCCGAAAGCTGGCACAACCGGAATGCTTGGCGATCCGACCGAATAGGCGTTGGCATGCAGCGCTTGATAGACGCGCAGCGCGGGCAAGCTAGATGTCGGCGAGGCAACCGCGTAAGGATTGGCGGTAAGATGCTTGATCGATGACGCTGTCGTCAGCGTCGGCTTGGCAAGATCAGGCGAACCGAGCGAATACGCGTTAGCCGTATAGGCGACGCGAACCTTTAGCGTCGGGGTCGCGAGCGCGGGCGAGCCGACCGCCCAATCCGCCCCAACCAGCATGATGCCGGATTGAAAGGCGTTAGTCTGAAACGCAACCGGTGAGCCTTGGAATGCAGGATTACCGGACACGCGTTACCTGCGACCAATGCGGCCTTGCAAGACCGGACGATTGCCAGGAGTGCTCGCATTGAGATAATAGTTGCCGGGTTGTGTCGCGCCAGATGAGGCAAAAATCGATGCTAGGTGAAATCCCTCGGAGGGATTGTTGTACGCATATGCGGGGGTGTCCCAGGTGTTCGCATCTGCATAGTGCATGGAATATCCGTAGGCATCGGTGAAAATCTGGCTTCCGTCTGGATCGATGACGATCCAAGTCCTGAGCGTAATACCACTGCCACTACCGCCGTAACCAGCACTCGCAAACCGTAGGTCAATTATCTCGTCTGCCCAATTGAGCCAACCGATACGAATCTCGGCGTTTATTTCCGACATGGATGTCGAAATCGCTCGACTGGCTGTGTAGTAATTTGTGCACAGTATCGCTTTGTCGTTGATCCATGAACGCACGGTGCGAAGCGTCGGACTATCTTGGAATTGCGACGACGCATTGGTGCGGATCATGCCGATGAGCGTGCGCGTCTCGTCGCCAGACTTTATCTCGGTTCCGGAATTGCCAGCGACGATGCTCGTCGCGTGTCCAGTGGTCGAGAAGTCCGCCGTGAGCACGCCAGAATTGCTCCAGCAATAGACGTAATACAACGTAGATGCTGCAAGATTCTGACCGGCAACACCGTTGACATAGACGCTCGTATTGCCAAGCCCGACAACGCCGCTGGACGGGATCGTGAAGATGTTGCCGTTAATGACAATCTGATTGCCCTTGAACGGCAAGTAACTCAGAGCCGTCGCGCTGACATATTTGAGCGCGCCGCCGATCAACAAAGGAGGTGGCGCAGCCTGCGGGGCGGGGATCGGCACACCTTGATAATCCGTCGCGCCCGTCGAATGAATATCGAGCGTGCCATTCTGCTTGATCGTGGCGCTCGCATTGCCGTTTATGGTCGCGCCGCCCGTGCCGGTGATAGTGACATCGCCGCTGCCGATGTTTCGCACCCGCGTTTTCCAGCCGAGCGGCATGTTGCCGCTGGACGGCGCAGCGATGCCAACCGCGACCCCGGCGCCGTTGTTGTAGGTGACTAGCGAGAGATGATCGGCATTCGTGATTGTGTCGGTCGCCGCTGTAACGCTGCGATAACCCATCCACAAGTCGTGATCGGCATTCCAATCCGATGGACGCGCGAGCGTCGCGTCGGTGCCATCCGCAACCGATGACTGGAATTTATGCTTTAGGCTTTTGGCGGTCATGATCCGGGGATACCGATATCGAAGGCCGGAAGCGACCAAACATTTCCGGCGGTCACTCCCTGCGCGGCGGCAAGATCATTGTCGACCAAAAGCCGGGAATTGACGTTGTCGGTAACAGCCCATCGTGAGGCGTTCCCCGAACCGGTCACTGCGCCGTTGGTCACCGCTACGGTGGTCACCTTCGATCCATTGGGCGAGCGCGCGGTCGGCCCGGTCAATGCAAGCCCGGCACCGAAGCTCATATTGCCGAGCGCGTAGGTCGTCGATGCCCCCGCAAAATCGAGCGGTTCTTGCGAGCATATAAAAATATGCGTCGCCGTTGCTTGAAGTTGAATGAGTCCATTATTGAGAACCCACGAATTCATTTTGCCAGGCATGACTCCTCCTTTCGCGGACGAGATGCCCGCGCTGAAACTCCCGAAGAAAAGAGCTAGATCAGAGCAGCGGTTGCTGACCGCTTGATCCGGCACCGCCGGACTGTGCGTTGAGCACGCTTAGTTGATTGTTGATTTGATCTGCCGTAACGAACATCGATTGATAGGCCGCTTGATCGATGAGTTGCGCCGTGTTGGTGTAAAGAATTCCGAACGCGGCTTCACCCGCCTCGATGAACGACATTTCGAATTGCGCGTAACCACCGCGCTCACGCGCCTCGGTCACCGAATAGCGGTCGCACATATAAAGCTCGGGGCCGACACGATTCCAATACGGATCGACCAGCACGCCGGGCTCGGGCATTTCCAATGCCTGAATCAGAAGATCGCGGGCCTGATCATAATCGTTATACATATCCCCGACCATTTGGCCGGGATGGCGCTGGATCACATAGCCGACGATGGAATAGCGCCGCGCCTGCAACCCCATATCTTCGCAGTACGGTGAGTCGCGTTTCGGATATTCGTGCAGCACGGTGCGACGGCCAGATGTGCGGCCTTGCTGTTCGACATGGAACGGCGCGCCCTTGAAGCTCGCTTGCCGCAACCGTGTGCGCCAGAGCGCCGGACTAAGGCTGCGCATCGAGCCGCTAAACATGCCGCTGACTGGTGGCGGCAATCGCGATGGGCGCAGCCCCGGCGTTACCGTGACATTCGGCGATGCCGGGCGCGACGGTGGCAACGGAATTGAATCAGCCAAGTTTTACCATCCTTGTGTGATGTCGTAACTGACGATGCCGTCGACCGTCGTCATCGTTGTGATGTTGTTCTTGTGACTGGTGCGCGTGAGTTGCAGCGAGGCGCGGCGCGAAGTCATCACTCCCAAGAGCGCCGTAAATTGCGGATAAGTCAGCGTGACCGGCGGACCGTTGAGCGGCGGCCAAGTGATATCGGGGCCACTCGCTGGCGTCGCCGCCACGGTCGGCGCGCTGATCCCCGGCGCGGTCGTTCTACTACCCGGACTCGCTGGCAACGTAGGAGTAGGAACGCCGTCTTGATAAGACAGGCCCGGCAAAGTAACTGTGCCCCCGTCTGTCCCAATCGTGGCGCTGTACCCGCTCAAAGAATTAAAGTTCGCATTGGCAACGTTGACGTTTAGATTGTGCCCCGTTGCCTGACTCCCTAAACCGGCATTTAAGCTCGCGGCATCGCTCGCCCTTGCACTCTCTGCGGTATTGAGTGCCGAATTCGTGCTTGCCGACAAGAATTGCACTGCATTATCCGAACTTATCGCCAAGTTCTGTATTGCCGCATTCGTGCTGGACGCCAGCGCACCCACTGCGGAATTGATCGCGTCCGTGCCCGATACGGCGGCAATCTGATCCGTCATTGCGCCGGTCGCGTTGTCGCTGCCATCCCACGTGTACCCATACATCGAAACCGGCAGTTGCCGCTTCGACGCAAACAATGCGTCGACCATCGAATTTTTGACCGTCTTGGCTTGCGCCAGCGAAATCGGCGGCTGGTACTCCTGCGAAGCGGACATCCATTTGTCGAAAACGGGAATGTAGGGCGACATATCGGTGAACGGCTCGCGCACCGGCATGCGGTCATCATGGTTGTAAAGAATTTCTCCGTTCGTCCCGTACCAAAACACCAAATAGATGTTGGCGGCAACGAGCGAGCAATCCACGCCGCTTAGCACCGCGTCATCAATACAAACCATGCCGTCAGGCTGCGGCTTTATCCACCATTGCGCCATTGCATCACGTACACGGGTCCGGCTTGATCACCCACGGCACGGAATGAAAACAACCGCCCTGCATCCAGCAATGAGCACCGCCTTGTTTGATGTGGGAGTGATCTTTATCCGCGCGCGTCGAGGTACCGCGATCACCGGGAATATGGTGAATCCAAACACTACCGCCGCGATTGTATCCGCCAACGGTTTTGTCCGAATCGAAGTGCTTGATCTCTTGGTTCATGTAGCGCGTTTCGGTGTTCACCGAATCGCCTTCGTGCTTATAGCGCTCTTCTTGCTGGCCATCGGCATGAAGCACGTGCGTCGGCCCGATCTTCGCGCCAGCGCCGCGCTTCTTTGGTTTGCGCGATTGCTTTTTCTTGTTCGCATGGCGAACCGAAACGTAGCGGGCTTGCTGTTTCTGCGCCGAGCCATCGGCGCGCAAGCCGCCGCCCTGGTCGTCGCATGTCACCAAATAGAGCCCGTCACTACTGTCGCCGCGCGTGCGGTGATAGACGATCTGTCCCGAGCCATCGCATGAATACAAACCCGCCTCGCCGGGGTCCATGTCGTAAGGCCGCACGCGGCGATCATTCGACATGCCGACCGGATGCGCAGCCGAGCCGTTGACATAGATGACCATCGCTTCGGCGGCTTCGCCCTTGGGCTGCTTCTTATTCCATTGACCATCCTGCCCGCCGCCCTGCCCGTCGCCGCCGCCTTGCTGGCCCTGTTGTCCTTGCTGTTGCTGATCGTCCTTTTGCTTCATGGGCACCGATGTCATGCCGGTCGGATGCCACATCTCGAAATCGGTATGCGTGCGCGAGAAGCCGGTATCTCCCTGCTTGCATTCCTGACACAGATGATTGTCGTCGACTTCGCGCAACGTGGCGCGACCGTTGCTTGAACTCATGACGCGGCGGGCTGTATCGTCGTGCGTGTTGCGCATTATGGGCTTCCTGACGGTTGCGGTGTGTTGCCGGAATTGTCGGCGGCAGCATTGACAAGCTCCAGCGTCGTGCGCGTGCCGGTCTCGTTATCCTGCGAAAACGTTGCGGCTTTGAGCTTGAGCGGCCGATGCATGATCAACCAATCGGATTCGACATCAACGAGATCGCCGACTTCCCACAATCCTTCGGCGAGCGGCGGGCGGCCCGGACGTTGCCAGCCGAGCACCGTGATCTGCACCATGATCTGATTTTCATCGTCGACATTGTTTTCGATGCCGTTGCGAAACTTCATCATGTCTTTTCCCCACGCCGGAACCTCGCTCACGACTTGTGACGGCTTGAAGCTGCCGCCACTAAATTTCGCTGATGAGTCCTTTTGATCGTAGGTTCCGTGCGTGGGCTCTGCGCCCCATTTGTCATCATTGCCGGGCGCTTGGCCGGTCGCCGTATAAGCTTTTTCACCACCGTTCCCGCCACCATCGCCGCCGCCGCCGCCACCAAACGCGCCCGCATCACCACTGCCATCATCACGCAATCCGATGCTTGGTCGTCGATTGCTGCCGCGCCAGCGCCCTTGCTGCAATGACGGTGCACCGCCCTGCCCGCCGCCGCCGCCGCTATCACCACCGCCCCCACCGCCGCTCGGCTGCGGCGTCGACCCGCCGCTTGCGATGTACAGATTGTGGATCGTTTCACGGCCAATCAGGATGTTCTCGCCTTGGATCAATGCGGCGGGCGATCCGCCAAACATCGTGCCGGTCAAAATGACCTTGCCGTCTTTCGATTCCCCGGTTGTGGCCCCAACCGCCGCCGCATGCTTGCCGACGAAATCGCTGACGCGCTCGCCGTTATTCGAAGCAACGCGCGGGAATTTGAACTCGTTGATTTGGCCCCTCGTCTGTAACGACAGACCATACGGTTTGATGGCGGATTGAACCAAGTCGACAAGCTTGATGTCGCGCCATTCGCCGGTTTTCGAAATCACCGTGCCATAGCCGAGAACAGCGGTTTTCCCGACCGCCTGAATCTCGACGACGTGTTGGCGCTTGTCGAAATAGACCTGCCGCGTGCAAACCTGTCCCGTCAGCACGAGATCGCCATCGAGCCAGATATCGCACCTGTCGCCGGGGCGAATGCGCATCGCCGCCCAACTCTGTCCCATCGGCTCTTGCTCGGATGCCGTGAACCGCGCATGACGCGGCGGCCACCCCTTCTCTTCGATCCGCACATAGACCGATTGCCATTCCCAATAGAGTTGGCCGTTGATGTTGATCACCGCACGCGTCAAATACGGGAATTGCGTGCGGCGCGGAATGAGCGGGCCAGTAAAAGTGTCAGGGACTTTCGGGTCGCCAATCGGAACAGGGGCGGGAAATGTCGTGATCGTGTTGTTGGCCATTTCTCTATTCTTCCCATCCTGCGTTATCCGAACGCTCCATCTGCGATTGCTGCTTGACCTTCACATCGGTGAATACATCGCCGCCATCGGCTTTGACTTTCGTGTTTTTCGGCGCGCTGACATTGACATCGAGCCGCGAAGAGCGATTGCGCCGCTCGCGCGCGCGCTCTGCCGCATCTTCGGGACGATCTTCGCCGCCACGTTCTCCGGCCCGGCGGAACGGCATGTCGGTGACCGGCCCGCGCATCCGCCGACGATTGCGCCGCGCCGCCGCTTCCGGATCGAGTTTCCAGAATGGACGCCCCTCGGCTTCGTTTTCTTCCGCCGCTTCCTCGCCTCGCGTGCCGCGACCGCCACGCAACCGGCGGAACGGCATATCGGTTTGCGCCCCGCCTTGCCCGTCGCCGCCGCCGAGTTGCCAAAACTGCCGCCCTGCGGCTTCGTTTTCCGCCGTTGCCGCGCCGCCCTGACTGCCCAAGCCGAGTCGCGAAGCAGCAGTCTTGCCAACAAGGCCACGATTGGTCTTGTCCAATTGCTCGCGCAGCAATCGCTCGCCGATCTGATCGCTATTGGCAAGACTGATCGTCGTGCCGCCGCCCGCGTCGGCATAGATGATGCGACGGCTCGGATCGGTTGCGGCACCAGTAAAGCCGACCGCCTGTCCACCGGGCGCTTGTCCGGGGCGCGCTTGTCCGGGGGCCACTTGTGCAACCTGTGGCATAGCGCCATGCGGACCGCGCCACTCAATATGTGCAGGGTCTTTACCGGGCAACGGTTGACCAAGGCCGTGTCGAGCCATCGCTTGCTGAAATTGCTGACGGTGAGTCCCAAGCCATCCCTGCATGGCCCGAGAAAAGAATTGCTGATCATCAATGTCGGTCGCTGCACCCATTGCATGCGACGACCACATATTCGACCAGCGTTGCCGACGCGGATTGTATGAACCTAGTCGCTGAATCGGCGCACCCATCTCCGAAAGCTCTTGATAAAAACCTTTGAAGTCTTCTGCCGCCTGCGGATGCACAGTAATGTTGCCGTACGGTGTTTGAACATTCGAAAGCTCACTACGAGAAAACGGAGAATTACGCCCGGAGCGCTGGAAATAATTATATCGGCCGCCGCCGGTAGCAGCTTGCGCGCCAGCCTGCCCGCCGCCATCATCGCCGTAATTTGCTAAATTTCTTACGGTCCGTTCTGGATGGCTTCCGATTGTCGAAAAACGCCTGCGAAGCAAACTCTCTCGACTACGGATGCCCCCGCTTTGGACTGCTTGTTGTGCATCTCTGATGAAAGCCTGGATCGACGCATTCGTGTCGTAAGCGTTTCCGCCGGGCACCTCATTATGAGCGTATTGAAGGACGCCGAATGATCCGCCGGGATCACTTGTGTTTGTAGATCGCGGATTAAAGTTCGATTCGGCTTTAGCAACGGCGGTCATGAACCGCGTCCATTCTTCCGCCGAACCTGTGGTGATTCCAAACTGCGCGGCATCCGGGGGCACTTGCCCCACAAGACCAGACTTTTTCACTTGCTCAAGCGCTTGATTGTAAAAATCTTGGCCAGCACCGGCACCGCCTTGCTTAATGTTGCCGGGCGCGCCAGTGGGCCGACCGGCTCGCCCGCCAAACCATGGCGCGCCTGTGCGCCCACCGCCGCCTGCGCCACCGCCCCCGCCGCCGCCTCCACCTAAGCCACCAAAGCCGCCACGCCCACCGCCGAACGTACCGGCACCGCCGCCGCCCGGTGCTGCTCCGTCGCCTGCCCCACCACCGCCGCCGCCGCCAGCGGCACCGATTTGTTGCTGCCCGCGTATCCACTCCATGATGTCGCGGATTTCACGCAGATAGTCGGTCGACTTGCGTTGCTCTTCGGAAAACTCCTTGATCATGATCGGCTCGCCGGTCGGGCCGCGCCGATCTTCGATGTTTCCCGAATAGGCACCAGCGCGCCCTTCGACATCCGCCGCCCAACCGCCAGTATTCGGATTGAAGCCACCGCCAACATCGGCGAATTTCTGCGGTTGCTGTTGCCCCCCGAAACGCTCGGGATGTCGCTCCCTCTCCCGGCGGCGGCGCTCTTCCCGCTCCAATTGACGACGCTCAACCTGACTGGTCTCCCCTTCTGCCGCGCCTCTATTCGTTGCCCTCTCATAAGCTGTGCCTAGAGGACCAAAAAGCTTGCCCCAATCGACTGTTCCTAACCAATCTACAAATTCTTCGGTCTTGGTCGTGAAAGCCGTAAGCCACCCAAGCACAGTGGGACCGAACGCTTCTTTAATTTTCTCGCCTGTATTGTGATACGCGACCTCTAATGCGGTGACGGAATCCGCAAGTTTTTTTTGCTCATTTGTCATCTCTTTAGTCTGGCCGACAAGCCGTCCAAATAATTCTGAAATATCTTTCCACCGCTCAAACTCAATGGGATCGATATGCAACATCTCAGCGGCGGCGCGCCGTACTTCCGGGTCTTTCTGTAATGCGACGAATTTGGTAAGCTTCTCTATCGCTTGCTGCCACGTGATTTGGCCACGCTGCATTTGAGTCTGAATATCATTGATAGCACGCGACCAAGCTGGCCCCATTTGCTCACGCGCGATTCGCGCCATTTCCGACTGCGGCCCACGCGTCGCGAGATCGCGCATCATGTTGCTAAGGCGCTGTATCGATCCGCGCGCTTGTTCCTCAGTCATCCCGACCAATTGTCGGGCCTTGACCATGCGATCAATCCAACCTTGATCCTGAGTGCCCAATGAGCGGCGAAAATTTTCCGAACTCTGATAGGCTTGGTTGATTGAGCGCGCCAACAGAATCGCGCCCCCAGCCGCAGCGGCACCCAATGCAACAAACCCGCCAATCGCGAGATTTGTCGTGCCCATGGCAACCGCAAATTCTTTGCCGAACTTCGCTCCTTCACTCAACGCTTTTGTAACCGGCCCCATCGCGAGGCCCATCGTATTGAGTGCCCGTGTCCCTTCGGTAAAGGCCACGCGAATTCCAGTACCAAGTTTCTCATACTCAGTGAGTTGTCCGCGAATGTTCTCTCTGTGCCTGTCGCTTTGCTCCTGAAACTTCTTGACACTTTCTGATGTCGAGCTAGTCGCATTTTGCGCTTTGCGATAAATAGATTCTAGCTGATCGGAAATCTCGCGAAGCTTGACCGACGCTTCGTCGTTGACAGTTATAGTGATATTGGCGCGTTCGTCAGCCATTTAAGAGCTTTTCCTGCCATGCCTCTTCTGCACGCTGTCCCGCGTCGAGCTTGTCCAACCATTCGAAATGCTGATTGATCTTCGAATACGGCTTATTGAGAAACAATTCCGGATCGCAGCGAAAACGTTCTGCCAGCCGGTAGCAATTGATGACGAAGTTCTCGATCATCATCGGTCTGGCATGAAAAAATGCGCGATCAAATACGCCGCCGAAGTCCAATCATTCGGATGCAATTTTTGAATCGTGCTCGGCGTGACGACGGCAAGCCTCGCAAGCATCGCCTCCATCGGTACGGGATCAATCTTGAGCACGCCCTGCGCGATATAGATCGGCACACCACATTCGGCGATGTCGCCACCGGTCGGTTCACGGAACGTCAATACCTCGACCCACTCGCCGTGCGCTTGCACCTTCTTGCGCAACATGAGTTTGCCGATCCACGGGCCTTCCGGCTCTATCTTCTTTTCCGGCTCGGTCGGCTGCGCCACGGCGGGCTGCGGCTGCGGTTGCGGCTGCGGTGCTGCCGCCTGCGGCTGCGACTGCGGCTGCGGCGCGGGCTGCGGTGCCGCCGTGCCATTGCCATTGGCCTGCGGCGGACGCGGCGGCGGTGCCGCATCTGCGGGCGGCGGAATCGTATCGCCACGCGTCCACACGCGCGGCTCGCCTGTCGTATCGGTCATGTCATTCTTCTCCCGGTGAAACGCTATTCATGGCTTGCGTCACAACGTAGCCTTCCTGCTTGAGCGCAGTGACGAGATCGACAGCGGACTCCATATCTCCGCCCGGCGCGAGCCCGACAGCATCGAGCGCACGTGCCACCGCACGAAGCAATTCCACTCCCGAATCCATCTAGCCGCTTACGGCAGGATTTCGTCGCACTGCACGCCCTCGAAGCGCACGCGAAACTGACCTTCGCGAGCGTTGATTTCGAGCGCGGCTCGACAGGCAGCTTCCCGCAAGACAAAGTTTGATTTGTTGGCAAGCTCGGCGGTGACCGTCACATTGGTCATCGCCGCGACTTGCTCAACCGACAAACCTTGCAAGGTCGAGAAGTCGCCTTCGATATACGGAACACGCGGAAGTTCGCTGTAGCCGTGCACGTAATCCTGCCCCGCAATCATCGCGCGTTCCATCGGCGATGGACTGACGGTTAGGTTTCCGCGAAGCGGATACATATTGCCCTCAACCTTTAAGAAAGCTACGCCCGCTATGCGCTGTGCCATGACTCATCCTTTTCTCCGTGCGTTTTGCGTCACGGGGGCTAGTGGTTCAACGAAGAAAGAAAACGGGGAAGCGCAGAGCTTCCCCGCAGCGATGTCAGCGCCTAGCCGAGACCAGCGCCTTGGCCGATCTGAACTTGACCGGTTGTGATGATCGCTTCATCGACACCGCGATCATACTGCAACCTGAATTGCGCGAGCACGGCCACCACGCGCAACTGATTCACGAGGTCTGGCGGGTATAAAATATTTAGCCTGTTCGGATCATTTGGATCGCGTTCGACGATCAAGTGATTTTTGCATGCCTGAAGATTCTCCACGAGACCGTTGAATTCATCGATGCCGTATTCGGCGACAAGCTCGGCTTTGATGATCGACGGCGTAACGATGGCTTGGCCTGCACCGAAG